ACGGCCCTTTGATCTCGCGCAGTTTCTGCGCCATCCGGTCTGGCTCGTAGGGGTGCAGTTCTGAAAGCCTGATCGCCCACTTGCCACCATCCCCACACTTCTGGGTTAGCGACAACAGCCCACGCCAAAGCGGTTCCATCCCATCGTCAGCGGCGTTCTCAAGATAGTAGGCCAACTGACCGCACCCTGTTCCTGCTCGGGTGCGCTTGAAGATCTCTTGGAAAGATGTTTCGCTGTTTTCAATTAACTTCAGTTGCGTAGTGCTGGCGGCTTTGGGTCTGGTGCCGGGAAGCGATGCGACTGTGGATTCGTATGTCGGTGCTTTGAGTTTGGACTTGATGAAGCTATCCAAAGCAAACAGCGTGAACTTGGCATCTGATTCTGTCAGGATCTTTACTTCGCGGGGTTCTTGTTCTTTGAAGTTAAAGGTACCCGGCACACGCAGTACACGCGCCGCGTCCGCAGGCACGTTGTAATCAATGTGCAGATCTTCTTGGTTGCACAGCCGTTTGAAGTTCTCAGCAACAGGTTTCCACTGGGCGATCTCGACTTCCTCATCGAACGGCCAATAGATATGAAAGCCACCACCTGATGACACGACGATTGGTTGGCCCAGCTTGTCCATGCCTGTATCGGTCATGAACTTTTGAAAGGCATCAGCCGCCAGCTTTTTGTCTGCGTACTTCTTCTTGCCGTTCTTGCTCTCACCAATATCCAAATCCATGAACAGCGACTTGACCATCTTGGCGTTTTCAGCCGTACGATTGCCAGCCACGGTAAAGCAGGCCAGCGCGTAGTACGCATCTTTTTTATCTGCTGCAAGTTTGTTTGCAGCATCAAGCACTTCGTCAAGCGTGTTGACGAAGATGTGTTCCTTCTTGGGAGTTGTGAACTCAGCTACGCAGTAGACACCAGAAGAAGGAAGCACCGCCGCTAGAAAATCTAACGGTTGCATGGAGTCCCCTTTTTAGTTGTCTGTTGCGTTCAGGTCAAACTGAAGTTTTTTTATGTGCTCAAGAGCGTCTTCGAGTTCATCGCATCGGTTTTCAAGACGACGCAGGAGTTCACGTTGGGCTTCTACGGGAAGAGATTCTTCATCCAACCAAAGCCCACCGTACTTAATGAGTTCACGATCAGTCAGAGCTTGAGGTTGAAATTTGTACATAAGATTCTCCACGCATCATCCGTTTGTGATGTTTTTTGAAGCACAAGAATTACTTGTTCAACACGGTCTTTATAAGAAGGGGCGACTTCGGTTACACCTGTGAACCAGTTGTAAATTGTTTGGCGACTTGCACCAACAATATCCGAAATACGTTTCATAGAAACGTCCCTACGTACTGCCCATCGACCTAGTTCTGTACCAAGCGAAACTGGAGCTTCGTTTATCTTCTCAATTATTTTTTGTGAATATGGCATAAGTAGATGTGGGTACTAGCGGGTGTGTACAACAACCAAATCTCAGCATTGCCGGAATCCGTTGTTACCGCGTTCCCCGTATATAGATTAGTCGTCGGTGTCCCACTCTGCAACTGATGCAGCAATCTTTTTCTTTGCTGCGGGTGCTGCGGGTTCTTTATCCTTACGAACCTCCGGCTCATCTACTTCTTCCTCTGCCACAGGCGCAGCGGCTTTTGCCTTTGGCGGTTTACCTTCTAACGCTATTGGTTTGACGTTATCGGTTTGTGCAACCGTCATAGTGATTGCCCTGATAGCCTCGGGCTTCTTTCCCTGCTCTGCGCAAGACGCATGCTCATCGTCCGTCAGCCAGCGCATCGGCTTGAAGAACAACTTGGGAGACTCAGACTTAGTATCGAACTTCATCCGTGTCACCACCATGTCAGGGCCAATCGACTGCGCGGCCAGCCATTTTGCGTATGCCTGAAGCGGGCGGTTATCACCTTCTTCTTTACCAAAGATACTGGTGGCAGGCAAAGTCAACTGCATTACATCACCGTTTATATCGTTCGCCAGCACAACAGCCAGACGCTGAGAGAAACGACATGCGCGTGACTCACCGTTACCTGAACCTTTGATGTTGTTGGGGCATGCCGCACATGTTGCTGCCGGAGGGTTGTCCACCTTTGCATCAGGCTTCTCGCCATCAGCCGACCAGCAACGCGGAGGCGTTGCAACTTCAGGGTTGTACGAACCTTCGTAATACGTACGACCGATCTTTGATGCGGCGTTGACGATTACTACATCGAGGTAGCGCTCTTCGATGGCGGCAACTTCTTTGCCATCAGACACTAAACGAAACACACCGCCTTTGATGGAGATGCGCTTACCAGCTTGACCACTACCACCGGCCAAAGCTTTGGCTACGGCTGACAACTCGCCCGTCTTCGCAAACGCCGGTACTTGCGATGGGTTAAATGCAACTACGTTACTCATTTACTTCTCCTTTACTTCGATGGTTTGCGGACTGTAACTGCGTACTCTGTGCTTGCGTCTAGTCCGGGTGGCACAAGCGTAGGGTTTTCTTCTAAGAACTGCTTCATGTTGGACTGAGCAATACGGCGCTCTAAGAGTTCAACGCACTGATGTTCCAGCACAAACTTCTTGAACTCGTCCCAATCATTCGCTGTATATCGGGTCTTGGTGCTGAGAGTGACAGTGCCAGAATCGGTGCGTATTGTTTTAGCACCAGAAGCCAACATCCTATCTTTAATCTCAGTGGAGAACTCTTGCTTGACTGTTTCCAGTTTCTCAAGTTCGTCCTCGTACTCCCGCGTAAGTTTTTGTATGGCATCACGCACCTTACGATATGCGCGAACCAGTTTATCCAACGGCACATCTTCATCACTCATTTACGGCTCCTTTATTTTTAGTTTTGACAATTTTGTCCAATCTTTTACTTTTCGTCAAGTACCTCCTCATAAAGTTTGACCAGCAGATTGTTATCTTCCACGCGGTCAGCAAGGCGTTTGAACATCTTGCGTTCGATGTCTCCAGCCTGTATGTGAACCACCGTGACCTTGTCGCTGTCCTGACCCTTACGATCTGAACGTGCACAGCATTGAATGTATGTCTCTGTGGACATCACCGGCCCCCAGAACACGACGGTATCGGCGGCGGTTAGGGTAACCCCATGGGATGCGGCCTGCGGCTGTATCACCAGTACGCGCGGGTCAGGCGTTTCTTGGAACTTCTTGAAGATCTGCGTACGTTTGCTAGGACTCACATCACCATGCACTTGCTCACAAACAATACCGTTTTGTGTTAAATGCGTTGTGATTGTATCCATGCTGTGTCTATACGAAGCAAAGATCAGAACCTTGCGATCTGTTTCTTCCAGCACTTCCATCAGCACGCTCAGCCTCGGTGTGCAATCAAACTCCACCACCTCGGCGTTGTCGGTGTATGCGGCTCCTGCGCTGATCTGCAGTAGCTTGTTGACCTCGGCGGCGGCATTGACTGCGGTAATGGTTTCTCCTGCCGCCCGCACCAGCATCTGATCCCTCAACATGACGTAGTACTTCTTCTGCTGTGGGGTCAGGGGAACCTCGCGTGTCTCAGTTATAACTGGCGGCAAATCCAAGCACTGTGCTTTTGTGAAGCGTATGGCGGGTTGCAGGGCAACGTGGATCTTCTCCCGCGCATCAACCTTGGGCAACCACTTGAACATGCTGACTTTGTTCATCGTCATGTCGCGCCACGCTGTGTAAAATTTAGGCACGCTGGCAGGGTTGACCAGTTTGGCTAGGCCGTAAGCATCAAGGGGAGACTGAGAAGCTGGCGTCCCTGTCATCATCCAAAGTAATGTGTCAGGGCGTAGTATCTTATGGAGAGATTTCCACCTTTTAGTGGAGACATTTTTATATGCGTTGGCTTCGTCCGCGATGATCAAGTCAAATCGCCCGTCGTTTATCACCTCGTCAGCTATAAGATTCAGACCATCGTAGTTGGTTATAACAAATTCATAATCGCCCTGAACCATCTCAATGCGCCGTGTGGCCTGCTGATGGTGCGCAATGATCGCACTGCGATGAATGATACTGTTCTGAAGATCTTGCATCCAAGCCGAGTGCATGATGGAGATGGGGCAGAGGATTAAGCAGCGTCGAATCTGCTTTGTCTGCATTAAGTAATCAGCAGCCCATAGCGCCGAAAGTGTTTTCCCCGTGCCCGGTTCTGAAAATACAAAAGCCCTGCTATGTAGTGTGAGGAATGAAGACGTATCAATCTGATGCGACATGGGCTTATAGCGTCCCGGCCAAGCATAACGCGCCGTGATTGGCGATGGCACATTCCTGACGCCAAGATTTTTGAGCACCCGAACTTCATCTAAACCCCACTTTACTGCTACTTCGTAGATACCGTTTTCTTCGCTTACTACTTTACTCTTTGGAATGATACTGTACTTGTCAGGGTTGCGTGTTCTTAATAGCAACGCCTTGTTTTCAATTATCTGCACTTCAATCCCCTTTTAGCTTTAGTATTTCTGTAACACTGTTCTTGCCCCACTGCGATATTTCGTAACGCAAGTAGTTATTTTTCATCAACGTATTGGCTATTTCTTTCCAATCTTTATCTAGTCCGTCACGCACAACCCAACCATTACCAAACTTCAAATACCAAACATCAGCAAGCTGACTTGGTTCTATCACT